TTCAGACGTGTGCTCTTCCGATCTACTGGGTTCCCTCGTCGATGCACACGTATGCGAACTGACGGCCCTGGAAGCGGGTCTTGAAGTCCTGGTACGAGCCTGCGTAGTATGAGAATTTTAGCCAGCCTCCGTTGGTGAAGTTCCACGTCATATCATTATGCGACTTGTTGTATGTGCCGAACTGCGAGAAGAGCTTGTACGAGTCCGTTACAAGCGATTGAAGGTCATCCTTCTCGTTACGCAGGATTGTTGCATGGAAGTCTGGATTCTTAATGTCTTTCAGTACCTCCATGAGAGAAGAGAAGGATTTGGAATTGTGGGTGACGATGAAGTCTTCGACTACAAACAGTGCATCCGGGTTGTCTACTGCAATACAGCAACAATTCCTCTTTCCGATTTTCTTGCAGCTTACGATACGCCTTACAAGTTCCTTTTTCTTATAGTTGAACCTAACCGACCATTTCTTTTTCGCTGTTTTTCGCACATAACACACCGAACCTAAACTATCAACCAAATACTTAAAGTCGGTAGCCTGCTTGGAAGTGCGGTATTTTTTGCACCAATACTCGCCGCTCTTTCTTCCCGTATTACTGATAAGTCTTTCGAGTGTAGACATTCTTTCACTGATAGAAGCGAGTCCGTAGCTTTCATTAAATTCCACTGGCTTGACGCACGGAATGGTTATGTCGTATCCGTCGGTGATATATTTCTCAATCTCACAAGCGAGATGAGGCAAACACCGCCTGTTTCCGTCAATGTAAACGTTCCAAATATGGTCGTCAGAGCAAGTTATCTTCGCTCCGTCGGATAGTGTAATCTCGTAACAATCTCTTTTGGGATAAGCGAGGAGTCCCAAAACACGATGTCCTTTCCCGTCCGAACCGATTACGGTATCCCCATATTTCAGCTCCTTGATTTTAACGAAGCCCTTGGACGTTAAAACCATCGTATTCTCATCGAGCGGACCTCCTCGCGAGCCTCCGACTATCTTAATATCAGCATCAATGGCAATCATACGCTCCTGTCCGCCACGTTGAGCGATAATCTTCAACCTGTCGGGATGCTTCTTGTCTTTATCTCTTAGTGATTGAATGTACTCTTGAGTGTAAATAGGCTCTCCGTTATCCAATTTCAACCCTGAAAAACAACTTTTCTGCATATATATACAAAATATTTATGCAAATATATCGAAAATATTTGGTTAATTGTATATTTATTCATATTTTTGCGAAAGAAAAACGTATATTTATACATTAATGGTAGAAGAACTACCGAAAACCAACACAAAAACTTTTATATATGACAGTAGAAGAACTGCTTTCATTGGTGAACAAGGAGGTTGATACCACCAAGTTCAAAGCACTTAGCCAGAAAACCATTAACGAAGAACTTAATGACGTACTGGATGAAATTGGTGACGACGAGGCTGCGAACGCCAAGATAGTCACCAAGGTGGCAAACCGACTCAAGCGCATGGACGGCAATCTGCACAAGAATGTCTCTGACGAGATTAAGAAAAGCAGAGAGGAAGCCGAACGCAAGAAGAAGGAAGAGGAGGAGCGCAACGGCAAGAAGGAAGAGGAAGGCAAGCCTGACGACAAGTACGACAAGCTGCTCGCGAAGCTCGAAGCTCTTGAAAAGGCAAATGAGGAGCGCGACAAGAAGGCATCAAGAGCCGCTACAATCGAAGCGGTCAGAAAGGGCTTGAAGGACAAGTTTGACAAGGCAAAGCTCGAACTTAACGATTTCTTTCTTGACACTGCAATCTCCAAACTTGAAATTCCCGACCATGATGCCGATGTAATCGACCTGGTTTCAAAGGCAGAGGGTATTTACACTACCGACTTCAAGCGTGCTACAGGCAACACTGCTATACCGCACAAGGGCAGCGGCTCTTCTTCTGGCGGCGGCAAGACAATCCGTGACGACGAGTGGGATGACATCATCGAACCGAAAGGGAAGTAAACATTTTAATTTTTAAGGTAAAAAGTTATGGATAACAACAAGGATTACTACGGACAGATGATGGCGCAGGGTGCAGTCAATGCTACCGGCGCTGTAATCTTGCAGTCAGAAATGACTATCGGTGGTCAGCGTCATGTGTTTGTTGACCTGCCTGGTGCCGTTAAGGAAGCGTTCCGTCACCCTCCGATTGGCGGTGTCCTGAAAAACCCGTTCCCTGGCCCAGCCAAGATTTATGCCGGCGACCTCGTCGAGCACAGTCTCGGTTTTGCGGACAACAGCGGCGGCACAATCAAGGTACTCAAGAGCTATGAGGTGGCTAAGGCTACCACCGCTGCTACGGATACAGCCATCTATATCACACGCGACGGCTATCACCACATCCCGTTTGTGGGTGACAATCTCATGGTTGGCCCGAAGGACTTCAAGACAAAGGGTAAGGGTGTGCTCGTTACTGCGGTTGAAAATGACGTACAGGACGGCAAGGATGTTTGGAAGGTTACACTCGCAGAAACTCTCGGCTCCCTTACCGTCGGTACGGTTCTCGTGGAGGCGGAAAAGGCAGGCGCAACTGTTTCCGCTATGGTTACTAACCCGAACTGCTTTGCTCCATGCGACGTTGACATGTCGTTCCACGCATTGGCTGGCAGTGACAAGTTCTATGCTCCGCGCTACCTCAACGACTTCTGTATGCTCGGCACTGACGTGGTTATGTGGAAGTCGCGCATGAGTCCGATCCCGCCGGCTGTAGAGGCGATGAACAAGAGCCGCTACGCAGAGTGGTGGTACGCAGAGAACTAATCGGAAAAACACACAACACAAAAACGAAAAGATATGCCAAAGTTTGATTTTAACAATTCCCGAAAGGCGCGTTTCTTCAGCGACCCCGAGAATACAAGATACTTGCAGAAGTTTATCGACAAGAAGGACATCTTCCATGTAAACTACGGCTGGTATCTCACGCAGGGTACTATCGCGCCCGACCTCACGCCTACTAACCATAAGGGCGTGGCTACATTCTCAGTGGAGGCATCCGCTTTGCACGCTGCAACGCTCGCCAACCTCCGTGCTCCGCTCGCAGGTTCGTTCCAGAAGGACAAGGGTGCATTGGCAGTTTATTCTGCCACTATTCCCGACTTCATTACCGACGGCTTCAAGGAAACCGCAGAGGAGCGCAACTACCGCGAGAAGCAGTTTGAGGAGTTTGGTAACGACCGCGACCTCGTAAAGCAGTGGCGCAACGACACCCAGGAGTTGATGGACTCTCTCGACATGACCATGAACTACATGGTGGCAAAGCTGGCTACAACCGGCGAGCTTGACTATACAGGCATCGCCCGTGGTATCCAGATTCCGCTTCACAAGGTGCCAATTCCGAAGGAGAATTTCAGAAAGTGCGGCAAGCTCGAATGGGCTAACGTTGACTGCAACATCCTCGAACAGATGCGCAAGATTGAGAGCGAGTGGCGCAAGGAGTTCGGTCAGAACCGCCTTGCCCTCGTATGGCAGATGACCTACGACACCTTCTACAACACCTTCCTTGGCAACAAGCAGATTAAGGAGCTGTACATCAACTGGTGCAAGGCCCACTACGTTGCTTATGTTGAGGACTACGGCGTGAACACAGAGATGTTCCTCAAGGCGTTCGCCGACATCCAGGGTATCTCACGCATCGAGATTATTGACGAGGAGGAGCGCAACCTCAAGTTCGACGGCTCGGTTGTCAAGGTTAAGGGCTGGGATGACAACATCGTTGTTCTCCGTCCTGCCGGTAATGCTTTCGAGTACGAGCGCAAGCAGGTTGCTGACAAGCCGATGTTCGAGAAGTACGGAAACAATATCGTTCAGAAGGTGTTCGCGCAGACAAACAAGGGTCTCGGCCTGCTCTGCAACTCTACAATCGCCAACGGCGACTACATGGAGTGGCATACCGACCTCATGTTTGCCGCAGTACCGGCGATGCTCGACTTCCCGTACCGTTGGATTATCGACATCACCAAGAAGGGCGAAGGCGTAGCTGCCTAAACACAAAAGCTATCCGTCCTCCTGTAGCTGCAATCGGCTGCATTTGGACGGATAGCGTAAACAATCTCTGATTTAACTCGAATCGAATTAGCGCATGAAGAAAGGCAATAATATATATACATTGGAGGATGCTCTGTTCAGCAAGGTGCGTTTCAATATACCCGACGACACAGTGCATACAATCCTCATTGAAAGGGCGTTGGACGGGAGCATGGCGTATGCTGACGCTAACCGTGATGACGTTCGCCTTGCCTATGCCGATATTCTAAAATGGCTTGTTCTCGGCCCGAGCAAGATGAACAACACTTCCGACTCTGATAACGGATGGAGCCATACGGAAGGTGGTTTTGAAATATCCGAGCGTGACCGTGCGGAACTCAAGGCGGAAGCCAACGCAATCTATGCGGAGCTTGAGCCAAGTTCGATGTTAAAGAAGAAGTCGTCGTTCAGAATAACCTCTCATGGCGTGAAGCGTGCCGACATTTCGGCGTTCGGATGCCCGCTTCCTCACATTATAAAATAAGGATGTATGAGAAAGGCAAATATCAGGAACCCGAGATACCCTCACACGATAAAAATCGTTAGGGTGCTTGTCGGCAAGGCGGACGAGAACGACCCGTTCGCGGATGACGACGCAAAGGTCGGCGAGGATACGGAGATTGTAATCTACGAAGGCGAGGGCCGCAGCTATACCGATACGACTACCGAGGGCGGCAAGAATGTTGACGAGAACAAGAGGAAGGCGTCAATTCCTGTCAGATATGACGAATGGGATGCCGGCAGATGTCCTCTTGATGGCGACATGATTTACGCAACGGTCGGCAACAACACCGAGGTCGGAATGGTGAAGGACTGCGAGCCTGACAATAATAGAACTGTTGTTTATTGGGACTTTACAAGGGTTTAGCGTATGGCGGTTTTAAAATCAGTTCACGGCAAATATTCCGACCAGCTCTTTTTCCGTCTTTTCAGAAATGTGAAAGAGTACACAAAAGAGATGATGCTCGAAAACATGGAGAAGATGGCCACAGAGGTGTTGAGGACAGCGTATGCTGAAAGAGATTTCATTTCTGTTACAGGAAACCTCATAAACTCGTTTGCAGTCGGTATCTACTACAGGGGCGAGCTTGTTAGGGTTGTTGGTGCTGCGGACATGGGAATAGAAAAGCCAGTAAGAGTATCTCTCAGTCCCGGAGAAAAATTGTCTGTAACACGATGGTGGGATGATGTACCAGTCTTCCCGACCAAGAGTGGAGAACCTGGCAAGTACATAGGCAATATCGGTCCAGGACATGTTGATGGAAGACAAGCCGCTATTCAGAAATTGAAGTCGATGAAACCGTGGAAAAGGGACACATACTCTCTAATTGTCGTTGCGCCAATGGTTTACGCAGACTATGTGCAAGACAAGATGGGGCACGATGTCTTGACCAGTGTACGCGACGCCATGCCGCAGATTGAAAAAATTTGCTATATATGATAAGCATAAAGACACTATACTACGATGTCGGCAATGCCGTAAAAGGCATCTGCGACAAGGTTTATCCAAGAAACCGCCCGAAGTCTGTCTGCGACAAGCCCGACAGCTATATCGTTGTGTCTTTCCCGTCGAGCATCTACAACAATGAGATGAACGACGACGGCAGTTTCAACGACTATACAACTACCGCGCAGATAGAAGTATATGTCCGTGACAAGACATCCGCCAGGAACCCCAATACGTTGAACGTGTCTGCGGTATCCGAGAAGGTCAGTGCGGTAATGACAAAGTTTCCAATTTCAACAGACAACATCATCGTAACCAAGCCGCGTGTCACTCTGCAAACGGACGACGGCGACGGTTTTTCGGTAACGATAATACAGGGTTCGTTAAGAACCAAATAAACGCAAAAATTAAGGTTTAACTAAAAAAGTTTTGAATTATGGCAATGAAGAAAATCGAAGAGTTGAAGGACCTCTTTGTAGGCCCTAAGACACTTTTGTACGCTAAGGCAATCACAGACCTCAGCAAGGCTACTATCGACATTACAGCAGACCTCGAACTGCCTGTTGAGGTTGACTCACTGAAGGCGACAATGGAAGACCCGACCATCAACCACTACAAGGTTATCGGTCTTGCAGGCGACTGGGCGACAACCTCCGAGCTTGGCGACTTCAACGTTGAGTTCGTTGTTCCGTCAAAGGCAAAGGATCTGCTCGCTGCGATGTTTGGCAACGATGCGGTGAGCGAACTTACAAAGGTCACTTTGAAGACCGGCGACACCGAGCTCGACGCGACAACAGGCTTTACCGGCGTTGCTCTTGAGCTTAAGAAGTTCAAAATTCAGGGCACAATCGCAATCGTTGACGATACCAAGACAAACGTCATGGTCATCACCAACATCGCCCTCTACGCTACCTTGCAGTGGGATGAAACAGGCACAAAGCCTGTTGCGTTCAAGTTCTCGGGTTCTATCGAGGGTGCTGGCAAGAAGAGTATCGCTTGGCTTACAAAGGCGGCAGCTGCTTAAAGCAAAAAGCGGCGTAACGCAATCGAATATGAAGCGGAAAGCGGCGGACTTATCAAGGGCCGCGGTTTTCCGCTTTTGTTTTTACAAGACTTAACATCAAGAAAACAACATGGAAGAAAAGAAGATAGAACAACCCAATGACGAATTGCAGAAAGCTCTTGACAGCGTATTGGAGGCGGAACCCGAAGCGGTTGTGTTCATGGGTAAAAAGCGCAAAATCGGTTGGCTTAAACGAGGTGCGATAAGAAAATTCTCGCACGTCACAGCGAATGAGGAAGACGAGTGGAAGCGTGGCGTAAAGTTGTGTGCCATCGTTCTTCTCAATAATGTTTGGAAGCTGCGCTTCTTCTACTGGGCTTACTGGCGTTGGTTGTACTATATCAAGGACTTGGATGTCATCGAAGTCTTGAGAGTTGTTGACGCAGCTAAAAAAAAAGTTCCGTCGGTAGTGTGCTCGCTGACTACCATATTAGCGATAGGGATGACGGATCTGGCGATGACGATGACGAAGAGAGAAGTGAAAGCTACCCGAGCAGGACAAGCTGGGGAGCAGCCTTCTCGTTAGCCGAAAAGTTCCCGTTCCTCTTTGCCACGCGCTACGGCATCAAGGCATACGACTACTGGTGGGGCTACACTTCGGCACAGATAGACCTCATGGTTGCAGACCAACCCATTATTGTGTATAAGAAAGACAAGAAGCGCAACTCAGACGGCAGTGTCAAGCACACCGCAAAGGAGATGGACGACCTTTGGGATAACTGGGTAAAGAAGAAGGAGAAGGAGGGCAGTCTTGTCGGCAAGAAGATTAGCCTCTCCGATTATTTAAACAACAAAATCTAAACGATAAATATTTCAGGATATGGCAAGCGGAAATTTAGGCGATTTGTGGTTCCAGCTCGGAATAAAGGATAATTCCCACAAGGCTTTGAATAGCATGTTGAAAGACGTTCAGAGACTTGAGGGCATGATTAATAGTCTGAATCAAAAAATATCAGACGTGAAGACAGATGCCAAAGACAGCAAAGAGATGAAGGCGCGGTTATTGAACGCTCTCAACTATCTCCATCTTCTTCAGAAGGTCAATATCGAACTCAACAAAGTTGGCGACATCAAGAATGTCAATGCCGGCATTAACACTGGTGAACTTGACCGTGCAAAGAAAGTTCTTATGGACTTCCGTAATGAGCTTATAAACTTGCAAACAGGGAAGACGGCGGGCGGCGTTGATAACGCATTTATGTCTGCCTATAACGCAAAGTTCAGGAACCTAATCACTGACGTAAGACAAATAGAAAAGACTTTTGACAAGGAGAACACGCTGTCCGCATCAAAGAATAACGCTGCAAGACTAAACAGGGAGCTTGAAACGACAAAAAACAAACTTGCCGAAATCCAAAGCCTGCAATCAAGGGGTGTGCGTAATCGTATAGACACCACAGCGCTACTCTCTGGCGGAAATACGCTGCGCGGTGTCAAGCGAAGAATGGAAACCATGCTCGCTGACGATAATCTCTTGGCTAACGGCGCGAAAGTCAAATCCTTACTGTCTGATATAGCCTACGCATACACGAAAGCTACAGGCAAGATTCAGGAATACAAGAGAATCGCAAGCGAAACAGCTTCCGTTGACTCGGCCCTCAGTAAACAAAAATTGGCTGTTGAGCAGATAAACACCATTCTCAGCAATATCGACAAACTAAAGGGTAAGAGTCTTGAAATTGGCACGGATACTTCAAAACTTACGGCGGTACGCGGCGAGATAGAACGAATAAAGACTACTATTGAGAGCTTCTCGGGCAAGCAGTTGCTAAACAAAGGATTCGGCGATGCTCTTAACGAGCTTCAACTTTGGAAAGAAAGAGTGAATAGGACTCTGAAAGACCAAAGCGGTGCCAATCAGAGCGCGAAAGCAACCGACCGCAACCTCGAAACAATGGAGGCGAGATACAGACGCTTGCAGGAGCTTATAAGCGAGGTGAACAGAAAAATACGCGAACTCAACGACTCTGCCAAACGAGGCTTTAAGGTTGGTGCGGACACATCAAGAGTGGGAAGTGCCATTTCGCGATTGTTTGAAATGCGCGACAAGTTCAACAACGCCGACATTGGCAGCAAGAACGCGGTGGCGGAACTGGTTTCGGAGTACAAGATACTCAAAAACGAAATCGGCAACGCCAAGTCGGAGCAGGACAAGCTGAACAATGCCATTACGAGAGCTAACAAAAAGCAGGACAGGAAGAACGAAAGACAGGAAGCACGCGACAACAAGCAGAGATTGTCTGAAATAAAGGCAGCGGAGGCTCGTTACGACTCGCTTGGCAATAAGGTAAGGGCGCTCAGACGTGAGTTTAGCCGCGGCATATCGTTGGGAGCCGACGTGAGCAAAGCGGAGGCTGAGATACATCGTCTTATCGACATTATGCGCTATCTTAGACAGATGCGCACTTGGCTTGTAGAAGGTCAGAATGTTGTTGGCCGTATAGGAAGTATCGGTGCAGGTCACGACACAACGCAGGCAGGGCGAGCACTGCAAGACCAAAGAGCGATTAATGCGGCGCAAGAAAAGACAAACCGCGAGAAAGAAAAGAGTATTGATTTAGAGCGAAAGCACCAGCAGGAGATTGCAAATTCGGCGGCAAAGGTGCGTAGCGACCTTGTTCGCGCTTTTGAGCAGGCGAAAAACTCCGCCGGTAGTCTTAACTCTACAATGCAGGATTTGAAGTCCCTGGTTATGCAGGGAGGACTTGTTTATGGTATGCAGCAGTTTGCCATGAGTGTGATAAAGACTGGTGGCGAGCTTGAAAAGCAACATATCGCATTACAGAGTATCTTGGGTGATGCACAGAACGCCAACACCATGTTCTCACAAGTTAAACAGCTTGCACTACAGTCGCCGTTTACTTTCTCTGAATTAAACCGAGATGTAAAACAGTTGGCGGCTTACGGAGTAGAGTACGACCAGTTGTATGACACCACAAAGCGACTCGCAGATATGGCATCGGGCCTTGGAGTCAGCTTCGAGCGAATAGCTTTGGCGTTCGGACAGGTACGCTCTCGCGGTTGGCTTGATGGCAAGGAGCTGCGCCAGATTTCCTACGCAGGTATTCCGTTGTTACAGAAACTTTCCGAATACTATTCAAAGCGTGAAGGCCGCAAGGTGTCTACAAGCGAAGTAAAAACCCGCATATCGGGACGCGGCGTTGATTTCGAGGACGTAAAGAACGTCTTTTGGGAAATGACCGATGCGGGAGGTCAGTTCTACAACATGCAGCTTGTGCTTTCAGAAACGCTTCTTGGTAGATTCAATAAACTCAAAGATGCGTGGGAAATTATGCTTTCAGAGTTTGCAAGCGATAGCAACATCGTTGGAAGCAATCTAAAGCATATACTCGACCTTGTTACAAATCTTGTACAGGCGTTGCACACGATGGCACCTGTTGTTGTCGCGGCATTTAGCGGTTTTGCATTGAAAAGACTGCAAACCTCGCTTGGCGGTGGCATCGGTGCTGCGTTATTGTCTGGCAAAGCAAGTATGGCTTCTGATATCCAAAAGAAGGTGTTACTCGGAGAGAAAACAACAGCACAAGAACTCCGTCTGCTTGCTACAAAGAAGCTTATCACATCAGAGGATATAAAAGCACTTTCTTTAGCGAAAGCGATTAAAAAGGTCGACCTCGAAAGAATGTATATAAATGGGCAGATAAGCAGATCTATATACAAAGACGGCATGACAGATTTTGCGGGTACTGGAACCTTTGGTTCGCGCCGCAAGCTCGTAGAGGCGAGACAGAATGGTGGATGGTGGAATAAAGCGAAAGCCGCTTTTATTGGATTGCAATTAAGAACGAACGCTTACTTTACAAATCTAAAAATACAATTCGCCACTACTGGTGGTTTTTGGAGAACGTTCGCACTTAAAGGAATGTCTGCATTCGCAATACTCACAGCTGGCGCAAGGACTATAGGAGCGACATTGCTCGCTGCCGTCGGCGGATTGCCTGGCCTGATTATTACTGGCGTTACGATGGGTATATCTTATATGTACACAAAGAGTGCTGATTTAACGAACAGGATTAATCAAACAGCGAACGAAATTGAAGACCGCATAAAACAGCTAAACGACTTTTTGCGCGAAAATGACACCGCAAAGGTATTAGCCGGAGGGGATATAAAGGAGGTTGATAACCTAATTGACGCATACAAAGAAAAGCTAAAACAACTTGAGCCTTACAATTACAACAATCTTGTAATGAAGGCTGACGAGAAGCAAAGTCATGAGGAGCGTCTGAAATATCTTGATGAGGAATTAAAGAGGTTGCGTGATGCGGAGATGATTGCTAAGTCCAAAATGGGAAATCGCGATAATTATTCGGACTTTAGCGGGGCGATAACACGGTCAAACAGAAACTATGAAAGACTGGAAAAGACAACCGCCCAAAATATGAGTGACAAGGGCATGGACTTTGCATCTGCGAGAAGCGCGGCATGGAAAGGTTTACAGCCTTATCAGAAGGGCGACATGGTAAATCCGATAAAAAAGGTTATACTTAAACAATTCGGAGATATTTCTAAAGACGAAACTATGCGCCTTGCTGCGATGCAAGCCATGAGCAACATTTTTGCTTCCATGGAAATACCAGAGAGTAGAGCCAACATGATAAGAGCATCGGTCTTACAAGCATTTGGCATTGGAGATAAAGACTCATGGTTACAGGAAGAGGCTAAAAACAAACTTAGCGATTTGCTTGACAGTGTTGCTCCGACTATTGCAACAAAAATACGCTCGGGGCAAACTCTCAACGAAGCCGAAAAGGCGAAAGTTGAAGAGTTGATGCAAGATGCAAAAAGAGGGCTTACAGGGCAATACCCGGAATTTGAAAAGGCTTTACAGGCACTGCTTGATGCGTCCAACTTCGAGGCTGTTATAAATCTTGTTTTTAAAGATAGTAAGTTTAATGATGTTCAAAATGAGCTTCTTGGCAATCTTCCAAAAATACCACTTGGCGTTGGCGACCCAGAAATACAAGCGAAGAAGCAGAAATTTGCGCAATCTTGGGGAAAGGAGGGGTCGTGGACTAAAGCAAGAGAAGCCGCTAACGCTGATGTAGCTGCGAAAAAGAAGGAATACGAAGCTGCAAAAAAAGCAAAATCAAAACGGCAGGATGAATTAAAAAAGGAGTGGCAGCTGGCAGAACAGACCGCAAAGGAATTAAATCTGTTCGACGCAAAGAAAGATAAGAACAAGGGCCCGAAGAAAGACTCCGCTCTTGAGTCGCTTCGCCAGCAGTTTGAAGATTTCAAGGCCGCTCGCCAGTGGTACCAGAAATACATTGGCATAGGAAACACGCAGAGCGAGGCTATAGGAAAGGTTAAGAGCTTATTCCCCAACCTCGACTGGAAGAAGATAGACCTTTCCAAGTATATGGAGAGTCTTGAGGCAATGATGCCTGGCAACAGCTTCTGGAATACCACCGACCGCAAGAAGTTTCGTACGCAAGTCAACCGCGAGAAGGCAGAGTGGCAGTACTCAGAAGTCGATAAGGTGGAATGGGAGCGCGTATCTTCAAACTTCAAGGAGGCACTGGAGAAAGGCGTGAAGCAGGCGAACTTGCAGAAGGAACTGTACGAGAAGACCGGCAGTCTGGATTTCGCCAAGCTCGCCTTTCAGGACGGCGCGGTGTGGGATAAGCAGACAAGAAAGATGGCGGAGGACTTCAAGAAGAACTTCGGGCACGATGTCAACCTCGGAATGACCGAAGCCGACGCAAAGGTTCTGTATAAGGACACGCCTCTCGCTCTTGAGGCTTGGCAGAAGATAACGACCTTGGTAAAGGACAATTATGTCAAGAGCTTACAGCAGGCTGCGGACATCATCGCACAGACAGCAAGCACGCAGGAGAAGATAGCCGCCATCTACGCCAAGTATGAAACGCCTATTGCACAAGCGGAAGAAGCGGGAAACTATGGTCTTGCTTCTCGTTACACGCGCCAACGGGACAAGGAAGTGAACTCTGCTAAGACGGAAGCCTTCAACAAGAGTAGTGACTATATCACGTTCTTCGGAGCGGTGTCGCAGCTCGGCATGGACAGGGCGTCCGAAATCGCTTCGCAGATACGCGAGAACATTAACCAGGCACTTGCTGACGGAACCATTGACGCTCGCGAGTACGGCAAGCAGATACAGCAGCTTGACGAGCAGTTGAACAAACTCTCAAGTGGCAAGAAAAACTTCTTTAATTCTGGTCTTAGTGGTGTCGCCGAACAGAGAGTAAAGAACGCCAACGAGAAAATTACAGCTGGAGCGGCATTGAAGCAGGAGGGCGAGAGAATGCAGCAGGAGGCTAACACGGAGCTAATAGAAGCGTTCTCAAACTTGGATTTTGATGCTGTCGATGAAATCGTTGCTAAAATGCTTGAGGGGCATGAAAAGGAAGAAAAGGGTGACGCGAAACTCAAACAGGGTCAAAAAGAGGCTAAGGCCGCCAACGAGTTCAAGGAATCTATGGCGAATGTCAGTGTCGCAGCAAGTAAAATCAATGAAAACATCCAAAGCATTGTCGCCACGTTCAATGATATTAAGGACACGGCAAGCGCACTCGGCGTAGATACTGAGAGTAACGCATGGCAGGACGCAACGGCGTTCTTTGACTCTCTTAACGGCATTTCCAATTCTATCTCTTCCATCGCGACAAGCGCTATGTCGGGCAATGTCGGCGGCGTCATTCAGGGTGTAGTCGGCATCTTTACCTCTCCGTTCAAGGCTTTCGCTGCGGCGCATGACGCAAAGCAGGAGCGCCAGATAAAGCTCGCGGAGCGTAACATTACGGAACTTGAGCACTTGCGCAACGATGTAAAGACGACGATTGAAAACACCCTTGGCGGTGTCTATTCATACGAGATGGATAAGGACACGAAGGCGACACTCAAGAAAGTAACGGACAACTACGAGAAGGGTCAGAAACTCCAGAAGTCAGGCGTGCTTATCGGCTACAACGGCCCGTACACAAGTGACACCTACAATGCAGCCAAGAAGTCGCTTGCCGAACCCGACAACGCTTTCCTTGCGGAGCAAGCATCCCTCATGGCGCAGAAGGACGAAATGCAACGACAGCTCAACGCCGAGCAGGGCAAGAAGAAGAAGGACAAGGACAAGATTGCCGACTACAAGCAGGAAATCAAGGAGATGGAAACGACCATCAAACAGCTTGCAACCGACTTCCTCAAGGACATCTACGGCGTAGACATGAAGTCGTGGGCGAGCCAGCTGACCGACGCAGTTGTAAGCGCATGGGAAAAAGGTGAGGACGCCATTGATGCCTACAAGAAAAAGGCCAGGGATATGGTGAAAGACCTCACCAAGAATATTCTGTCACAGAAAATCATGGAAAAGGCTCTTGAAGGTCCGCTTGAAGCGCTCACAACGACCATCAAGCAGAAAGGCAGACTTGAACCCGAGGATGTCGTGAACGTTGCTGATGAACTCTACAAGCAGACGGACGACGCGGTGTACAACATCACGGCGATACTGGAGAGCCTGAAAGACAAAGGTCTTGACCTTTCGGCAACCGGCGACAGCAGCCTTACCAATGGCATCAAGAATATCACGGAGGAAACCGCGGATATTCTCGCAAGTTACGTCAACGCCATCCGTCTTGACGTGAGTGTTAATCGCGCCCAGGTCAAGGACATCGGAGAACTCTTGAAGATGCGTCTTCCCGAAATGGGCCAGATACAGAAAGCACAGCTCGGGCAGCTCACGCAGATAGTCATGCTTGCGGAGGCTCGTAACGAGAAACTCGATCGGATGATGGATTGGATGAACGCGGTGTCTACAAGCGGCAGAAAAAAGCTCTATATCAGCTGATAAAGTGGATATTTATTGTTAAAAACGCGGATAGTTATATATTAATTTGTATAATTATCCGCTTTTTATTATTTTTGGAGAAAAACTACGTATATTTATGCAACACTACAATGTCTTCATACAAAAAGAGCAGGCGGGAGCGGTGATAAAAGAGACCGTAGCTGACTTCGACGTGTGGTGCGCCTCCATACCGTTCGACATTGGCATGGAGGTCAAGGAACCTGTAGTAAAGGACTGGAAAGACGAGGATGGAGAAGACTCATATCTCGGCGACAGCCTTAAATTCTCGGCATACGATATGACCGTGAAATGGTGCTGCAAGGGCGACAAGTTCTCAGCTAACGCAGTAATAAGAAAGTTTCTGAACTACCTGAGCGGACGCGACGGTAGCGGCATGAAAATGAAGATGTACTGCGACTGGACTAAGGTGGGAAGAAGAAACATCCGCCTCAAGAAGGTGTCCGACGACGCAGACCTGCACCGCGACGACGAGGGAGATGTGGTAACGTTCTCAACAGTGTTGAGAGTTGAAGACCCCGTAACGGAAGTGACATTAAGCAAATAGAGATATGGAATGGAAACTTTATCATAAGGACGGCACGCCACTGCGTGACACCAACGGCAAGGAAATTTCCGTTCATTCGCTGACATACGACGGCGAGTGGATGGGAGAGTGTTCCGTATCCGTATCAATAGAGAACGAAGCTCCCGTCGATTTCTCAATCGGCGATTATCTGATTTACAGAAACGAGCGCTTCGAGCTGAACTACGACCCAGGCAAGGCAAAGCAGGGCCGAAAGAACGCTCTCGGCAACTCGTTTAAGTATTCAGACATAAAACTAAACTCCCTGTCCGACGAGCTGGCAAGAGCGGAGTTTCTTGATGTTGTGCTGAACGACGAGGCGCAGCTGCACTACACCGCCCTACCCGACTTTGTTTTCTACATCGGCTCACTTGACGATTTGCTTGACAGGTTGCAAGCTAACATGAACGAGCAGTTCGGAGACAAAGCATGGAAGTTCTATTCACGCAACTGGAAGAGAAGCCAGACACGAGGCTGCGAGGCTGCAAGATGGGAAGAGATATATGGTGGCGATACAACCAAAGAGGACACTGGTGTTGCAGACACCGAGATAGACTCAACTTCAATCAGTGTACAGAATCAGACCGTATGGGAAGGACTTGCGTTGGTAAACTCCCAGTTCGACGTAAACTTCATAACACGAAACAGAGAGGTATTCGTTGACACATCGGGCTTGCTTATGCAGAACACGTTCAAGTACGGCGCAGCATTTGGACTTGTCGAGATTAACCAGGACGCAGAAAGCGACCAGAAGATTGTCACGAGAATGAGGGCATACGGTTCGGAGAAAAACCTACCCAACAGATACTACGCAACATTGAATATGGAGGTGTGGGCCGACTTCGCGGATACGATACAGCTTCTCGATCATACCGCATGGTATGCAGCGGACATCAAACTTGGTGGTCTTAATGTTGAAAAAGCGTCGGCGTATTTCACCAACCATATCTCCGACGGACAAGGCTCCTCGCGATACTCCGTAAGTCTGCATGACGGCGGCGTTGTCGTCAAGGCCACGGTAACGGTTCTTCGTGCGCCGTATTTCGAGGAGCATATCGAAGTGCGCATTGCGGGCGGCACGAACGAGGAAAACTCGGTTGCCGACGCAAGAAAATACTACGAGGCGGTAAAGTCAACAAAGATGGTTCATTTTGTCAGCGGAGTGAACAAGGAGGCTTTCCCCGACAACAGAAAAGACTACGCTACCGACCATCTGCCCAACAACATGGCGTGCTCACGCTTAATGCTGCCAGGATTTCCGCAGATGTCGTTGCAGGACTGGTGGAACAGCCACACTGATAAGCACGCATCGCTTAATCCGACCGGCGCGGAGCTGCGCTTCTCGACAAGAACCGACCGCCCGTGGGTGGAGTCAGCTACAGCAGACATCATAGGCGTGCGACCTGGCAGTGTATTCTTCGATACGGAAGATATAAAAGAAAAGAAAGAAGAAATATTTCCGACAATCAAGGAGATGGAGGTGGACGGCGTGCGCATTGACGAAATCGCGGTTGGCACGAATGTAGAGGACAACGGCGTGTTCAAGGATGGACAGGATGTTCCTTCATGTAAGGTCGAGCTTAACGAAAAGGTAAACTTCGACATCAATGTCTTAAAGCAGAGCGACTTCTCCATCACCATGACGGACGGAATGTGTGCCGGCAGAAAGTTCAAGGTGTCGGGAAGCGTAAAAGAGAATGGTCGCTGGGTGCTCACGTTGCAGCGAGTGGAAGACATCGGTCTGTATTTCCCGTACAAGGACTTTCAGATTAGCAAGGGCGATCATTTTGTATTGTCGGGAATTGAACTGCCTGTACAGTACGTAGAAGCGGCTTCCGAAAAGCTGCTGCGCTACGCTATAGCATGGCTTATAGAGAACGACCACACCAGACACACCTACGCACCGAAGATTTATGACATCTTTATGGCCCGTCAGCATGACGAGGCAATGGCCGACACCTCGGGGGCAGTAAAGAGCATACATGACACAATCAAGGAGGGCGACATTATGCCGTTCAAGGATGAAGACCTCGGACTTGACGCGGAAATAATCATCGACAGGCTGACAATCAAAGAGGAAAACGGAAAGATACCGTCATACGAGGTAAGTCTGCGTGAAGACAAGGAGGCAGGCACGCTGCAAAAGATGCAGGAACAGATAACCGCGCTCGGCAGAGGTAGCGGTGGCGGCACTACGCCTGCACAGGTTAAGGAATATATCGCGAGTGAAGGCTCGAAGTTGTTTCTCTCAAAGACAAAACAGGATGTCGCGCAGAAACTTATCCGCTTTTGGGAAGGTATTGCTTTTGGCGAGCAGTCTGACAGCAATGTCCTCGGCATCTCCTCTGACGGCATCGCCACCCTCAAAGAGGTTGTGTCGGCGGCGTTCCGTTCGGGTGCGCTCGGTTCGGGCTTCAAGCTCGGCAATTATTCCGACAGCGAGGATAGCTACTTGGAGGTAGACCGCCTCCTTGTGCGTAAGGCTGCGGAGTTCGTGAAGCTCGTAATTAGAGAGCTGCAAAGTGTGGGCGGCGAGGTAGTCCTGTCACCGGCTGCCATGAAGATTAGCAAGGTGGACTTCCTGAGAAAGGGCACGCTGCTGCCTGAATACGGAACAACACCCTTGCGATACGATGTCTACCGTTGCTCGTTCCTGACGAAGCGAGGCGACGAGGAGATAACGAATCCGTTTGCTGTCAACGACCTTGTGCGCTGTCAGACGTTTAACATCAAAGAAGGCACGACAGCGAACGCAAAGAACAAATATTATTGGCGCAGAGTGATGCTGGTAGGTACGGACTACATCGACATTCTCGCCTTGTCGGGAGGCAACTACGGCGACTCACAGCCCGAAGTGGGCGACGAGCTTGTTCAGATGGGTAATACAACAGACGCGGCACGCCAGTCGGTGCTGTATCTCTCGGCTTACGGCTCTGATTCTCCGTCAATTAAGCTGTACAAGGGCGTGAACGACTATACGCTCGACGGCAAGGAGATATTTGTGGTGTCACGCGACGAGATATTTGCGCTTGCGTCAATGTTCAAACTCAAAGTGAAGGACGGCGACACAACAAAGGAAACGACGCTTGCGGAGCTTGTGCTTAACGTAGACGGACTGACTTCCACGGTAGATGCGAACAAGCAGGAGGTCGATGGGCAGATAGGCAAGATAAACACTACTCTAACGCAGAACGCCGAGAGTATCATTTCACTTGCACAGAAGCAGACGAATACTGAGAATAAGGTATCGAAGATAGAGCAGACAACGGACAAAATCTCTCTACAGGTTGAAACGACCACGAATCTAAAGAATAGCATCGTAGGCTCTGCGCTGCGTCCGTGGGATGACATCACAAAGATAGCCGCGGCTCACTCGCAAAAGGTGGAGATAACAAGCGGTGGCGGCGTCGGTGGTTCTAACTATGCAACGTTCAGTGCTTCGGGTGCTACAGCGGACACATACACGGGTCTCTACTTCAAGGATGTGCGTGTATCGGCTGGCAAGACGTACGTATTTAGCGTATGGGCGAAGTTAGTCAGTCTTTTTGATAACGGTGCCTACTACTCTATCAAGCGCTTTGACGGCGGTACGGAAGGTGCTGTTGTCAAGTCGGGCAATATCTATCTGAGCATAGGTGGCTGGAAGCTCTTTACTGCGACGTTTACCGTGCCCGACGGCTGCACGAAGCTGTTGCTTGAACTTGCCGTGCGCAGAAATGGTGCTATCGACGTGTGCCGACCGATGATAATGGAGGGCACGGAATACGGAGGCTGGAGTCTTTCGCCCTACGACAAGACGGAGGCAGGCAAACTGGAGTCGGGATTAAAGAGAGCAGGTATTGACCTTGAGGACGACATCATCACGGCGACGGCTAACAAGTTCATGGTCAAGAACAACAGCGGAGAAGTGACGGCGAGCGTGAACGAGGACGGTTTGCTGGAGGTGGGTGCAGGTCTCTTCTCTGGACTGATACGCAAGAAGAAGACTATCATTACCCCCGACAAGTTGGAAGGCTACACAGAAGAAAACTCGATTAATGGATATATCCGACTAAACTTTGTAAAGACGGGTAGTTTTGTTGAGCTTTCGGGCGACATCGGCAAAAAGACAGGAGGTAACTACCCGACAATAATTCTGCCATTTCACAATCCGAACGCAAGCAATGCCAGCCTTGGTGTGACAAGCGAAGAAGCGGCGACGTGTCTCGGACAGACATTCATTGTAAGAAACAATACAAGTCCGGCGATAACAATCAATATCATTGGTTACACGTCGCTCGTCGGAGGCAGCGACGCAAATCATCCCTACTGGCTTGAAAGCGGATGGATGGCAGTCCTTACCTGCGAATTTGTATATGTCTCAAACGCCAATACGTATGCTATTGTATGGAATGGATATAACGTACCATTTTCAGCTCCAATAGCGCACAGCGACGAAGGAGAAGAAGCGGTTGCGGACGAAGGAGGAGAATCTACAGCCGACGACCCGACAGCAACAGAAGAAGAACAACCAAAAGAATAGAATATGAAGAAAATAGTTAGAGGTAACGACTTTACTTTGCGCATACCAGTAAAGAAGATAGTCAACGGCGAGCAGGTGGCTTTTCCGCTGCCTGCCTGCACGGACATCGTTGTGAACATCGTGAACCAGTATCGGCGTATAAACCTCGCCTACAGCATCGACACGGCGGAGGACAACATCATCAATGCGCGTGTCGAGGGCGACGCTGTATCAGTGGGCACATACGCTCTCGAAGTTCGCGGCAAGATTTTCGGCAACGACTGGCGCAGCAAGGAGTACGAGCAGTTTGCCATTGTAGACAACAACGCGTCGGGCGACACAGCGTTCAACGGCGAGCTTATCGAGGGCGAGGACTCCGTGGAGATGAACACGGCGCTTGTAATCCTGCCTCCGACGGCTGAACTGACGCAGCTCATAACCGACGCACACGGCTATTGAAACGGCAAAACAGACGGACGCTACGCTCAAGGCTAACGAGAGCGAGCGTATCGAAGCTGAAAAGACACGTACCGCAAACGAAACGGCACGTGTCGCAGCTGACAAGCAGAGAGCAACTACTTTTACGGAGCTTTCAGCAAACGTTGATGCCGCTGTCAGCAAGGCGAACAGCGCAGCAAGTGCGGCAAACACGGCTACCGACAAGGCAAATGCGGAGGAGGGTAAGCGTGCGGAAGCAGAAAAGCAGCGCGTCGAAGCGGAAGCTACACGCAAGCAGAACGAAAACATTCGACTGGAGGCTGAAACCGAGCGTGTACGCCAAGAAGCAGCGAGAGAAACTGCGGAAGCAACTCGTCAGAACGCAGAAGCGGAGCGAGAAAAGGCTGATGTCGAGCGTGAGAAACGTGTGTCCGAAGCAATATCCAGCACGTCTTCTGCCGCAAAAACCGCCACTGACGCAGCAGCCGTGGCGACAGAAGCAGGTAACAACGCGGAAATCAAAGCGGCAGAAGCGGAGAGGGTGAACGCCGAGCTTAACGGCAACGTGCTGACCGTCACCAACCGACAGGGAACGGCGAAAAGCGTGAACCTGACCGACGCGGACGAGCATGTGACGGTAAACGTGACCACAACCTTAGCGTCTGTCAGCGTGGAAGGCATCATTCTGAACGTCTATATCAACAACGGAGCAGATCCGCAGCAATATACGACCGACGGCAACGGACAAGCCGTGTTCACGGTAACGAAAGGTTCTACCTACAAGGTTGTATTCCCTTATATCAATGGATGTGCGATACTGAACCCTGTGCAGCATGTCGCCGCCGTGGGCAACCGCATTATTGATGCTGTGTATGTTGAAGAGACGATAAAGTTTGAGCATGTCACGGTGAGGATGCAGAAAGCCAACGAAGATGACGTTTTGCAGCCCTGGGAGGGAGCGCCAGTGCATGTAACGATAGACGGCAAGAAGACTGACTATATCACGGACGCGCAGGGCGTGGCGAGTTTTGACGTGAAGATAGGCACGTCCTATACCGTCGCCGTAGACAAGGTGGACGGCATGTATGAGCAGTATGACAGATACAGCAGAACACGCAAAGCCTTGGCCGATTCTTATCGTTTCAACTATGCCTATCATCATTACGAGAGCGGCGTGTGGCTTGTAGACGACGAGGGCAAGAAATGGACGTGGGACGCATGGGAAGCGAGCGGAAAAGACAAGACTCATCTTGTTTTCGTGTGTATAAAAACCCTCGACACACAGCGCTACGGCGGCGACATCTATATCAGCATCGATATGTTTGCCAACTTCTCACAAATTCCAAAGAAGCAGTGGGCACTCCAAAACGTCCATTTTGAAAATATACCACAGGACGGTGCAGACAACAGCAACCCACAGTATTACAAGTTTGCCTATAACGGCCTTGTCGCGACAATAACAATTATTGCCGAAGGCGACGAGCGGAGCATCGAAACACCGTTCTGCGACTACTGCTACTCAAAGACCGTTGACTGTGCCGGCGAGGCATGGCAGGGTTATAGCCCGACACTCGAGCAATGGAAACTGGCATGGGCAAACATTGATTATGTCGTTGATGCCGTTAATCTCAAGTTTCCCGAGCTCGGTGTGAGCGCCAATAATTATAAAGAAAACAAGTGGACCGCTACGCAGAGCAGCAAGTCGTACAGCAGATACTTCAATACGCCGCCGTCTGTCTCCCCCAAGGTTTCTATGTTTCAGTCGGTTCCCTTCTTCGCTTGCCCCTCTCCCTCTTTATCTCTTCCTCTTTCAAGCGAGGAAGACGCAAGCGTTGATGCCGAGCGCATGGCGTGAGGCGTGTGTGCGAGTGGTTGTTATAAAGAATTATGAACAAATAAAAAATAAGAAGAAACATGAGAAAAATAAATTTTGTAAAAACGTTTGTGTCGAAAGGACAGTACAAGGAAAAAGAAGAGAGAGAAGGAGTGTGTATCGTGCATCTTGACGGCGTGCTCAACGAGGAGTTGGGTGCATACGAGTGCGTCGAGTGCTCAATGCCTGTTGGCGAGTATTCTGAGACAGCAGTCAACGAGGCTTATGCTGCATGGAAGACAGCTCTGACAAACAGGGGGCTTGCCAGAGCGAAGCGTGAGGTATTGAAGAAGATAGAGGCTTACGACACATCGCCTGCTGTCAACGGCTTTTCGCTCAACGGCGCGGTGGTGTGGCTTGACAAGGCTACACGTGTCGGACTGATGAACTCTACGAGCATCACGAAGGCTATGGGGCAGCCGACAACGACTTTGTGGCTTGGCGAGAGCAAGATGGAGGTTCCCTGCGATACGGCGATACAGCTGCTTTCGGCGCTGGAGATGTATGCGCTGGAGTGCTTTAACGTGACAGCAGCACACAAGAAGGCAGTGAGCGAACTGACGAGCATCGAGGAGGTAGAGAAGTATGACATCACGGCAGGCTATCCTGCACAGCTAAAGATGGAGGTGTAACATGATGACATTAGCTATCATTATACTCATCGCTCTCGCACTGTATGTTTTCAGCTGCTGTGTTGCAAAACGAGTGCCAACCATGCTGTCTGAGGTCTACTATCTCGCAGATAAGGACTGGCTCTTCCCTGCGCTCATGGCGTCGCTCGGAGCGTCGTTCTTGCCGCTCATGCTTGAGGCAGGCGGCTTGGAGTGCATGGCATTCCTATCCTGCGTGGGCATCATATTCGTGGGCGCAGCTCCTGCTTACCTCGACGAGAGTCAGCGCACGATACACAAGTGCGGAGCTATCACGTCGGCAATATCAAGCGTAGCATGGGCGTGCAGCATCAACGCCCTGCCTACCGTTCTGTTTGCCGTGCTCGCTGCTGTGCTCTGCATCTGGAAGCGCCGCTACTGGCTGTTCATCGTCGAGTGCTGCGCGATACTCAACATCGTAACAACATTATTTATTTAATCTAAAATAGTATGGAAATAAAGGTAAAACGAATAGCAAGGAAGGAGGCGTACACAATCGGTAAAATGTACGTTGACGGCGCATACGTCTGTGACACGCTTGAAGACAAGGATAGAGGTCTGACCTCGATGATGAGCGTTGCGCAGATATGCGGAGTTAAAATCAAGGGCGAAACCGCCATTCCGACGGGCAGATACCTTGTCGATATGAAGACAGTATCACCACGCTTCGGAGGTCGGGCGCAGTACCAGTTCTGCAAGGGTAGACTGCCAAGGTTGTGCAATACGATAGGCTTCCAAGGGGTGCTTATTCACTGCGGTAACACGGCGAAGGACACGGAGGGCTGCATCCTTGTCGGCGAGAATAAGGAGAAGGGCAAGGTGCTCAACTCAACGGCAACGTTCCGCAAGCTCTACCCTATTCTGAAAGCTGCTGACGAGAGAGGAGAACAGATTTGGATAACAATCGAATAAGGAGGCGAAATGGATACAGTATTGCAGATTATAACGTTGCTTGTAAGCAGCGGCATCGTCGGACAACTCCTCTACTACAACTCTCGGAAACGTAAGGAGGCTGCGTCTGCGCAGAAAGACGAAGACGCGAACGCAATGGCTTATGCTCAAGAATGGCACAACCTTTACGACCATGAGCACGAGGAGCACATGGAGGAGCGCGACCGACTAAACAAAAAAATTGACTCACTCTACGACGACATTGGCAAGCAGCGAACAACCATCCGTCAGCTCAAAGACGAGAAGAACACGCTCCTTATGAAAATGCACGAACTGCAATGGAATGAGTGTACCGTGAACGGATGTATGAAGCGCAAACCGCCTCGTGATTATGGGAGAGAAGAAACTGATTAATAATAATGTCAAAAGTAAAAGCGTATGGATATAAGAGAAATTCTGATGCTGCTGAACTGCATCATATTGGGAGCGACAACGCTCTTTATTTTCTACAAGGCAGCGCAGCTCGATATGGTAGATGAAGGCTACGACGAGAACAAGCGAAACAGACAAGGCGCTATCGGATGGTTTATCGCGTCTATATTCGTGGGTGTTCTCGCGCTGCCCGTAATGGTGCTGCGAGAGGTGTACCAGTGGAAGCGATACAAGCTGCCAGGCATTGAGTGGGATGATATATGCCGCTACGGCTTTACTATTGTTATCGGCTCTATGCTGCACGTGCTCCTGCTTGTTATGACAAGCTGCGCGACTCCGAAGCCTGTTGTGCTTGAACGGGTAATCAACAAGACCGACACGTTGTATAAGACTAACTACAAAGCCGATACGTTCCGCGTACACGATTCTATTTATGTCGAGAGCTATACTGTTGGTGACACGATATATAAGACCAAGAATGTTTACAAATGGCGTGACAGAGTGAGCGTGAAGACGGACACGATATACAAGTCTATCCTGCGAGCGGACTCAATCCCAGTGCCGGTGCCAGTTGAGCGTAAGGCGACATGGTGGGAGCGGACGCAGATGTTCGTAGGCAAGATAGCGGTCGGAGCGGTGGTGTTATTTGCTATATCACTGCTGCTTTGGCTGATACACAGAAAGAGATAATATATAGATTGGTTAGTTGTTAGTTTTTAGTTTAAGGTGATTTGTTTTCAGGAGCCTTGCCTGTCCGTGATGGATAGGCAAGGAGTTAAAGTGAACTACCCTTGAGCTAAAGACTTGCGTTTTTTACAGTGTTTAAATAAATATAAATATAAATAACAGTGCATACAACTTTGGGAAAAAATGACTAACTTGCATCGAATAGAGCTAACAGACATTTTACGTCAAACCAAAAATCACTATGAACGAGGATGATAAAAGGATGTTTCTTGCTCTTGTGAAGGGTAAGGACATATCGGAAATTATGTCTTTGCTGGCAGAGTCCGGCAATCAGTATTCACGCAGAATATTGCGGTTTTTCCGCTGGTTCAGCAAGTGGGTTCCAATACTCATAATGACGGCGCACATGTACGGCGTGTTTGACTTTAGCCGCAATCCAAAGGAGATGTTTGCCGTGCACAAAGCAAATTGGGCGTGCTACACATTTATATACATCATGGTCTATATACTGCCGATGGTTCTTATTCTTGCGTCGCGCTTCTTCTGGCTGTGTTGGAAGTATCGCATACCGTTCTTCTACTTCTTCGGTGTCAACTCCATACACCTTGTCTACTGGAGTTGGTACACGACTAACGAGATGGTGATGGCGCACTTTGCAATCATGGCGTTCACGTTGTTGTTGTATATCTACGGAGCTGTTGACTGGTTCTGTAGCAAGTCGCGCCTCGGCAGAAAGATGTTCAGTTAAACAGAAATGCTATGAGAAAGATTTTCGGCTACAAGATGCTCGGCACGTTGTTGCAATCGCTTGCCAATTCGTGCTTTAAGGCAGACGAGCAGCAGCGCAACGGCGAGAAAGTGACGGCTTGCGGTATGAGCGACGATGATATAGAAACACTCTGCCAGGACATACTTCCTAATATGCTCAACCCGATGATGAGCGCAGAGGAAGTGAAGGACAGGCTCTGTGTAAGCGATGCAACGCTCAATAGAATGGTAAAGCGCGGCGAGATACCGAACGGCGAGTGCAAGAAGCGCGGACACACACGATACTGGAAGAAGTGGGATATTCTCCACTTCATAAAACAGAAGAGAAGCAAGTAAAGAGGCTTCTCTTTTTTGTTTTCAATTCTTTCCAATTCTTTAAACACTGGAAAGAATATTTTACAACGTGATAGTACCGACTATCACTTTATATATCTGATTATCAGCATAATACAAAATCTTTGAGCGAGTTATGGCGTTATCCGTCACAACTCGCTAACTTTGCGGTGTAACGTTACAATAGTGTTAGTTAATATTGGGGATTTCAAAAGATTGTATTATGGAAATGACAGATGCAAAAATAGTAGAGAAGAAAATCTACGAAGAGGGGAAGAAGCACGATGAGTATGCTTCTAAGGCAACAGGTAATGCTGGTCTTACCCTTGGTATCATCGGCACAGCACTCGGTGCTGGTGCTTGGTTGTTTGGCGGTAACAACCGCAGCGTGTTTGGTTCTCTTGGTGGCAGCAATATGCCTGAGAATGTAAACATCAACACTTACGGAGCTAACTCAAGCTCAAATCAGCCAACCGCCTTGCAGGTAATGGAGAAGGAATGCGCTGATGAGGTGAAGCTGCTTACCGACATGTTCGGTTTAAAGCTCGACACCGCTAACAAGTTCTACGCTATGCGTGAGACTGACATCGCAGAGAAGTTCTCTATGTACAAGGGTGCTACAGATGCTATCAACGCTGAGAACCGCCGTGCAATGCAGGCTGAGTTCGGTCTTTACAAGTCTCAGATTGATGCGGACTTCGGTCTGTACAAGAATCAGAGAGACCAGTACGATGCGTTGCAAGCAAAGTATTGTGACCTCGACAAGAAGGTTGCTATTATGGAAGCCCTCACTCCTTACAAGGAGAAGCTGATGATGGCTTACGTGAACGAGAAGTGCTGCCGCAAGATTGATGGTGTCCTCGGACTCCAGAGCACTCCTACTGTTACAGTTCTTCCATCCGCAAACTTTTGCGGATGTGCTGCTACATCCACTCCCACTACAGGAGCGTAACAGAGCTGTAAGGAAGTCGGTTAGACGGACTAAGAAAAAATGAGTTGGTGAGGGGCGTTTGCCCTCGTTGGTGGATGCCCTCTCACCTCTCTATAACATATCACCAACTTAAAGATATTGATTATGATGAATTTTGGAAACAGCCCATTATTGGATATGGGTACAGGCCAGCAGCAGCCGCAGATGATGGATGCCGAGCTACAGAAAATGTATGAGGCAATACAGCAGAAGCGAGCATCTATCAATATGCAAGCACAGCAATCTTCCACCCCTTTATGGGATGAGATTGACAAGATTGAAGACAATCTTACAGGCGCACAACGTCATTACTTGATGCAGAATCAAGAGTACGTTGACAGCTTGCAATATGTGTCTAAGTTAGTGCAAGACGAGGAATTGCGGATCATACGTCCTCGTATTGAAAGCACTCAGCAAGGACAGGAAGCATTGAAGAAACATCTATCTTTGATGCAACGACTGAGAAAAGAAGTAGCGCAAGCAGAGGAACAAAAATCAGCTATGCTTAACGATTATATGACAAACCATAGTGATAAGACTTGGCAGGAATATCTCGCTATGGTTCAAGGAACGAAGAAGGGAGGGAACAAGAAATGAACTTACAAAAACTGAAAGAACGTCTTGCGCCGTCAATAGAAACCTGGATAGACGCAAGAATTGACGACATGATAAAAGGCAATCCGTCGCTTGCTATACCTTCTGTGTATATGAAGCGAGCAGCGCACAATATCGTTTGTCGTAACAAGGAAAAATGGGAAGAGAAAATTGACAATCTATCCCTGTTTGTCGCTGATGAAAATGGGGTTGTTGATGCGGAATCTGTTTTCGATGACGCGATGCAAATACTGAAAGCGATGGAGAAAAAGCCTTTTGATATTGGGGTTCTTCATGGCACAATAGGCGATGGATGTATCTCTATTGATATGCCTGATGGTATTATCTCTGCCTTGTTGTTTGGCAGCAACAAGAGTATAGCCATTACCACAGATGATATTGCCGAATTAAAGAATATATTAATCACGTAAGATAAATTTAGCGGTATGAAAACAATACAGACAAATACGCTTGCCGAAAAGCTGTTTTGGTTTTACAGAATCGGCATAAGAGCGATACCTATACTCCTTATGGTTTTACACTGGTCCGGCGTGTATTGGTTTCACCATAACGCAGCGTCAATGGGTTTAGATCTGAACGAGAACGCCGTTTTGATTGTGTCATTATATATACTGGCGTATATCGTGCTGCCCTCCGTTTTACTGCCGGCGAGTTTTCTTTTCAAATTCAGCTGGGTATGGCGAATACCGTTCCTGTATCTTGCAGGAGTTATTCTGATAAGGCTTGGGCACGGCACGCTGTGCATTTCAGAAACGACACGGATTGCGGACTACACGCTGATTATTCTTACGATGCTGCTGTACGGTCGGGCATTTACGTTGCAAGACAAATAACAAAAAACCGCGCATGGACAACAAGATTTCACTCCTGCTGCCCATGCGCGGTTGATATTAACCTATTCTCCGTAATCCTCTGGTTTATATTCGGGGTTCACCTGTAACGCATACTCTCCTGCGCGGTCGTAGATACCCTCGTTCGAGATTTTCGTTACGATATTCTTCGCCGCCTGAACGCTGTCCGCATCGTCGTTGATGTCAATGTCGGGCATCCCTGGTATTGCGTTTATGACGGACTGCATGGCGTTGTTCCAGTTGCGTTGCAGCTCCAGTGCGTTGCCTTCGTTGAACGCCTGGCGCAAGTCCATTCCTATCTTCTTCTGAATATTGTCAAACAGGTTTCTGAACAGGTTTACAGCAATATCTATCAGCACCATTGCCGTCTCCATACGGGCGATTATCTTACTTTTCGGCACCTTATTCTTCAAGAAGTAGTTGTCGATGCAGTAATAGAGTGTTGTGACGAGCGGTTTCAGTTCCGCTTCCGACGCATCGGATAGGTCAAGCCAAAGCTGATAGCGGTCGGCGAGGACAAAGCGCATCTTCGCATCCCATGTGTTGTAAGCAGCAAGAGCCTTGTTGATGCTTTGCTTTGTCTGCTGACGGTATAGCTTCTTGTCCTCTTTAATTGCGTTGTAAGCATCTATCATCGCTGTTTGAGCAACATTGTATGCTGAACCCATCGTGATGTAATACAGCGAGCAATAGCGGTCAATGCTCCTTAGCAATTCCTCTTTATGCTTTACACTTGGCGCGATAATATACGCCCTTCTCGGAGTGCGGCTTATTAACTGACTTGTGCTCATGCTTATATCGCGTTTAAGATTTGCAAATCGTGCGCTTCGCCTATACCCGCCTACGACGGGTATTCCGCAAGCGTCCGCCACACGACGTTCCGTTTCACAGCCTTTTGAGCAACGCCATCGGTTCGGTACAACAATGCCGTCGCAGCCGAGGAGCAGGCGTAAGTCCTCTTTCATGTGTTCCGTGTACGGCGCAGAGTCGGATAAAGGTTTGCTCATGGGATTGACTGCCTTGTAGCCGAGAATTGTCAGTTCGTTTTCGACCCGTGCGAAGAACTTGTGTCGCTCGTTGAGATTGTAGCCGGTAATCGGTGATGATATGTATATTTTCTTTTTGCTCATTTTGTTTATCAGATTAAAATACCACTTCTTTGTAGCTTGATGTCGGCTTCTTGCCGGACAGGATTGCATTACCACAAGTAATCAGTCCGTTGTCCTCGTCATACGACGGAACGAACACGATTACATCAAATCCGTTTGCCTTCAAATCCTCTTCCACGTTCTTGTACGGCACAAACGAGTCGTAACCTCCACTTGTCTGAATATGGTTGGCTTCGCAGCTGTTTGTTCTGTGAAGTGGTGTAATCTTACACATGAACTTGCGTGGGTCAAACATCGAAGCAAGCACCTTGCCGTCAATGATAGAGTCGTCGGCAAGCGCGAAGTTAAGAGCGTACTTGCGACCGCACGGAAATGCGAGAGTGTCAGCAAGTTCTGCAATATCTCTCAATGGCAAGGCGTTACCCGAGAACAGATATTCTCGCTGTGCGTCGTCGGTAGAGTTTATGGAGAACTGCAAGCCTGCGTTTCCGCTGTAGTCGAGATTTTTTACCCTAACCCATTCACGAATAAAGTCGTTTAAGCCTCGATTACGCTTCGGAAGCATCGTACTTACTACAGGATGCACAAGCGAATTTCCGATGTAAGGAATAATATCCTCACGCAAGAAGAAACGTGCGTGCTCGATTACAGCCTCGTTCCATGTCGGCTCGCCCATACGTGCATAGTGTACATTGAGGCGTTTGGTGTGATTAACCTCCAGGTGCATACCTAACGCCATTGTTATCTCGTGACGCAGGTCGTTCAGAGTTACGTTGCGTCCCGGTCCGACTTTCGGCACGTCGCAGAACTTGCAGTTCATTGAACAGCCGTACTGTGTAGAAATTGTTATCACCCATTTTTCGGTTAAGGGCATCGGCGTTCCGTTCGGCACACCATTCAGCTCTCTTGTTATGCCGAGGAAGTCAGCTTTGATGTTTGCGTCTTTTCCGTAGTCGGCTACTGTCAGGAACTCCAACACGCCTTTGTCTCCTTTTGCGGTGTAGATTTCACCTGTAGGAACTTTGATTTCTTTGAGTATTTCCATTGTCATTTGATTTTTAATAAATGTTTCTGGTTAAAAAGTGGCGAATTTGTCGAAAAATATGCCTTGTGTAGCTTTTTGCCAATCCTTATTGTTAATTGCAAGGGCAGGAAGGCTTTTCCCTGCCAAATATCTTGCGAGTAACTAATCGTATCAGAAAAAGGACCGATACCCCACAATTTGCGCAGTCTTTTCGCTACCTTGTAGCTCCTGCTTTTTCGTATCGGACGGATGCCCTTTTTAAACTCCTTCTTTATTTTTCTAATCTTCATTTTCTTTCTTTTTATAGTCCAAACAGCCTTCTTTCATTGTCGGCATGATACGGAAGCCGCCGTTCTCGGCATCCTCAATAAGTTCTTCTGACGCATGAAACGAGTTGAACATTTTAGCGTTGTGATGCTTTAAGCATAAATTTATGCGGATCTCTTTTTCGTATTCGTATTCGTACCCTGTCAGCGGATTGACTCCAGTCCTTGTAATAGTCGTAGTTTGCTCCGTTTCTTTGTACCACTTGCACGAATAGCAAGCAGCGATATTGCAAGGAGATTTGTTACAATACTTTTCCTCATGTTTTACGCAACGTCTTTCCGTAATAAACAGCTTTCCGCAGTGCGAACAGCGGTATGCGTTTACTCTAATCATTCTCTACCTCCTTTTTAATTGCTTCAAGCTGTTGTATGATGTTGTCTATCGTCTTGCCGCTGTAATCAACGGCAATTTCTTTCAGCACGGCAATCTGTGCCGTCAGTCTGATATAATCTGCCTGTTTCATTATTGTCGCTTGTTTTTATTAAATTTTCCGTGTTTCTCCTTTTGAGAGTTTCAAGAGCTGTATAGTTTCGAGCATTGACCTGCTGCTACCGCAGTCAAACCCTGCGTCTTCCAGCTTCTTTATGTGCCGATTCTCCTCTTCTTGTGTCATTGTTCTCTGTTTTCGGGTTTGTGTTCCTCGTTCCATTCTTCCTGAAAGTCCGCAAGTTTTCTGATGATACCCGTAAAAACGCTAAAGCTTATAGAGTCTGTCATTGTTGGCTCTGTGATTATGACACGGCTCTCATCGTCATACACCCGAACCCTAAATGTTATCTTTACGTCCTGCATATTAGCCTCCTTTCTGGTCGTCGTGAATATTGCCCTTGACAACAGCATAACAGCATAAATCTGCCCCTAAAGAAGAAGCTATACTGTCCTTTGTTGCATCTTCTCTCAATCGAAAAGCACTGAATGTTTCGGACCACGCTATAACGTATAAAAATAAAGCAACTTCTACAACATCGCCCTCATATATCTCCTTGCCTTCCTTGTCTTTCAGTCCAGTGTACTGCCCGACCGTATCAGGGTCTACCTGCGCCATGTCGCATCCGTTATCGTGTACTTATGTACACACCATCTACGAGGTGTGTTAAGTCGCCATACACACATTCGCCGTTATCGAGACGTTTGCCTTTGAATTTTATTTCTCTCATATTTATTTCTTGTTTATACTGTCTAACCTATCGACTATCCAGTTAATGCCGATTGATGAAAATGTAAGAAATATCCAAAATGTCATTTTTGAAAATTCGAATCCTATCAAACGTAGTAATACCACCGTCCATAATGATAAAGTCATGGTTGCGGCGAATTTTCCGAGTTTTTTATACATATATTGCTATTCCTCCTTTACTCCGAACGGAGCACCGTCGGCAAAAATAAAAGAATTTATCATATCTTCAGAAGTATTTCCATGATTAAAGTTTGTGTGTATTCTAAATTCTTTTCTGCTATCTAAACAAATGATTGTCGCTATAACACCATTATGATTAAACTTATTTCTTACCCACCCAAACGGCTGGTGTTTCAGCATCTCCTGCCAGCACTCGTCTGCATCCTTAAACGGGCGGTATTTGGGTTCGGGCTTGACGCGGTAAGGAATACCACGAATCCAACTCGGGGCAGTAATGTCTTCCCATCTCCTTGTACATTCTTCGAAATACTGTATCTGCTTTCCGTCCGCATACGCCTGCATCACGGCGATGCGCTCTTTTGTTTCTTCTATTGTCATAGCTGTGTTATTAATCCTCCAGTTCTTTTATAGCTTGCGCACATCTTTGCATATTCAAATCCATATATGCCATAAGGTGCTCGTCCTTGCCCATGTACAAACCCTTTGTAAGAAAGAGGCCATCCTTAACCTCTTTTATTAACTCAATAGCTTTTTCTTTATTCATTGTCTTATGATTACTAACTTCTCTCCCCACTGTCACTGGGGAGAGAGTTATTATTCAGTCACCAACTCCCAGTCCTCTGCAAATACATCACTCGAAGACGGAACCCAAGAATCGGCATGTCCGTCTGGGTGAATTATGAGCATCTGATTAGTGTAAGCGATGTGTGGTTCAGTACGTGCCATAATGATGTCTTTGGCAGACTGAGGAAGTGACTGCATGTTAGGGATAATGTCGGCTGAAATACGAGCAGGTACTTGCTTGACAACAAATAAACCTTTGCCATTCCAACCAGCTCTGCGGACAGCCATGCCTGCTTTAAGATAAAGTACTGCCGTGCCGAATGTAAAATTGGACAGCTTAGCTTTCATCTTATTTGCCTTTATAAATCTGTCTGCCAAGACAAAGTAATATTGCCCCATCACCCCTCTTTGCACAGTCAACAAAGCACGAGAAAGTGCGTCTAAAGCACTGAACTCATCCGAAGAAAGAAAGTTATCGCATTTATTCATGCGTTTTTCAAGGTCTTCGAGTTCAAGAAGCATTCTGTTGACAAACGTTTCAGACGGCTTGTAAGCCTTCTCGAATACATCTGCTGGCGACCACGACTGATAGCCGTCCTCGTACTCTACGAGATAGCCTGCCTTATCCGTTTCACACTCTAACGGTCTTACGCCGTTCTTCAAGAGCTTGCGCTCATAGCCTTCACCCATTGTCATAGGCATAGCCTTCACTGTCTTTGTACCAGTGTACTGTTTCATTTGTTCGTTCATAATGTTTATTTTACAAGTTCAAAATCGTAAACGAATACCCAAGGGTTGCTCTCCCATGTGCCCTTGCCGGAGATGCGGTCGATAAGGGAGGCGTAGGCTTGCTGCGGAGTGCGGAACGAGGAATTGGCAAGACCATGGTACCAATACGTCGTACCTTCAAGTTCTACGTTGTCGTCACGCCAAACGCCTTCCGCTATGCAATCTTCCTCGCTGATGTCTTGCAGACGCTCGACACGAATGTGAGTAATGCGGATGCGGTGCGGCATAAAGTCTGCCTTCACAAACATCTTGTTGTGGCATCCTTTCTCGAATATGACCTTCCCTAAAAGACGAAAAAATTCACCTTCATACGCCAGATCTGCGTACTTCTGCGCAATGGCTATAGTTTCGCCGAGTTTGTAAGCGGATAGAGCGAGAGGTCTTCCCTCGTCAAACAGACATGCTCTGCCTTTGTTTACTTCTTCTAAAGCCTGCCTAACTGTAATATCCCTCAATCTTCCCGCGGTATCGGCTATTCTTCTTGTCTGAGTTTTTCTGCCTTCGAGTACGGCCTGTGTGAGACCGTACTTGTCATTGAACATAATCTTCTTCATGCTCTATATTTTCGTTAAGACGTTATTACTTATTCTTCTGCTTCATAAGATTCTCCCTTTCCTGCTGCATCTTTTTCAAGCGAATAGCCAACTTATTGTCGGTGCCATACTGCTTGAAGAGTAGATGCGACTTATACTTCTCTGCACAAACGAAAAGAAGGAGTACGAGAACGTTAAACACTACAACCAAGAGAATGGGCAGCATAACTAACCACCACGACCAACTGATTGCTCCGCAGAGTTTCATTACGATGAAGGCTATCTGAAGCGATGCCATCATAAAATCAATAATGCCAAATTTCATATCTCTTTTATACTTTTAGTTCTGCGTTCAACCCCAACGCCCAAAGGATATGTTGGAGTTCGTGAGCGTATTGTATTTCTCTTAGCTTTTTGCCGTCGAGGTAGGCAGCAAACTTATTTCCTTCGACCTCATACACGATATTAATGCCGAGGTCGTAATGGTAGTAGTCGTACCATTCCGAAGTGCCTTCCTTTTGGTGCTGCTCCTCCTTAAATCCGTTCTTTTCGAGAAATTCAGACGTGACGGGTATGCCTCCAATTTTACAGCACCAAATCCACCATGGTCCGTCATCGTCATCATTGATAGCGCTTAGACAGGCGGTTCCTTTTTTGTCTTCAAAGACTGTTAGGGGATTCATATCGGTAACAACGCATTTCGTGCCTTTCGGATATATGCAATCGCAGTTTACTCTTACAAGGTCGCCTATTCTTAGGTCTTCTGGTTTAATCATTCTTTGGGGAATTTAATGCGATTCGTAGATAAACTGAGAAAAACAGCCAGACAAAACCTACTGTTACCAAATCATCATGGCGTGATACGCCGATAGCCGGCAGTGCAAAAAACTGCCAATGTTTTTTGTTAGCGAAGCAAAAAGCTTTACACTCGCGGTATTTAGCTTTAATCATTTCTCGCCTCCTTTCGGTAAAATATAATTCTTTGGCATCTTCATATAATTATCCAAACCCAAACCGAATAGCAGATGTTGGAGTTCGTGAACATACCGTATTTTCATGTTAAAAATATCGGTGCGATAGTAGTTGCCCACAGGGTATATCGCTACTCCATGATTGGTAAATTCTTCGTGTTCGTCACTCCATTTCCATCCGTTGTATGTTAGCACCTCGACAGTTAAAGGGATAGGCTCTATTTCAAAACAGTTTGCGTCATACAGATCCTTGCCTGATTCGAGTGAGACATCTGTCCCTTCTACTGCGTCAACCCACGCATATCTTGAAGGGTTTACTCCCATATATTTTACCCAGTCGCCTACTATATATCTCTGTTCCATATACTTAATATTTATTTGTTAGGCAGCAAGTCCTCTATGTAACACCACTTAGTGATTCTGTTATACGCAACAAACTTTGCCCATTCAACATCCGAGAAGACTCCATCTATACCAACGTCCATAGCGTCTCTGTCATCGAGCCATTGGTATAGGATAACAGCATTGTCTTCGGGTTTTACACTTGCCTCGTGCCAAAGAGCTTTTTTAAACCAATCTATTGCATCGTCAAACCCTCTTGTGTAGGCAATAAGAGGGTCACGCATAAGTCCACGTTCCACCTTATCGTCAACCCTACGGTCAAAGCAAGCCTTCATTCCATCCTGTTTTTCCTTTTCGTCAATCATAATAGTTTCATTTTAAAGTTATCGTAAATTTCCAAGTCGTTCCACCATTCTTCTCTGTCGAGTTCTACGTGTTCGTTTTTGGGCATCTTGTGCTTTGCAACTGCCTTTATCCACTCGTTCGGAACAGACGCATTGAACGATTGCAAGCCGCTGCTTTTCTTCGTCTTGCCGACTACCTTGCCCCCGATGTAGAGGTAAAGCGGATGATATTCGCCTTCAAAGCGGTAGCAGAGAGCTTGGAGCTGCTTGTGCTCTATCTCGCTGTAAAATGTTATCTTATAGCGGTTCCCTCTGTGCAAAGCAGCGAGTGCGTGCATGAAGTCCTCGTAACCAAAGTGCGTGTTCTTCTTGCCGTTCAGCTCGTAGAAGTATCGCTTGAAGATGTCGCGTCGCATATAGAACCAGAAGTAGTCCATATCGTCGTCTGACATCTGCGGAATTGACTTATACACAATCTCCTGCCAAACGTGCTGTCGGAGGTGAGAACCACTTGCGAAGCCCTCAACTGCATAAAGGAAGTCGTGGCGGTCGAGTTCAAGTTTAATCATCTTTTCCCTCCTTTTGTTGGTTTTTCATTCTATAATACATCCTTATCATTGCGAGCATAAGCGCCCGACGTTTGGCGTATTTACGAAACTTTGCCAATTTACGATAGCTCATATGCGAGAGCGTTGTCTCTTTATAGCGCACTTCAATATCAATCTCGATGCCGTAGTCGTGATAAAAGGCTCTTGTCATTTGACGGTACACATTGTGCATACCGCGAGTAACTCTAAAGTTTTTCATTTTCCACCTCCTTCCGGCAGCAAATCGTCGATATAGCACCACTTGGTGATACCATAATTACTTACAACTTTATCCCACGGCGTGAAGTCATATAAGGCGGTAATAGTTGTTTTTACATCCACTATTTCATTGCCATATTGTACTATATACAGGATTCGTTTGCCCTCATTTGGCATTTTGCTCGCATCATGCCAAATAGAATATATAAAATTCTTTGCACCAGCTCTGAAGGCTTTGTCTATACAGCTTCTCAGTATATCAGCATTTGGTTTTGTGGTAGCAGATTCTGCTGTAGCTTTCTCTTTGTTATTCATAATTATTCGGGTCTATTGTTTGTACCAAGCAGATATTCATTGCCTTCGTAGGCGACACAATAACGATAGGCGGTGTCTATACAGGCATAATGGTAATCAGTGTTATTCAGGTAATGTGAGAAATAGTTAGCGCACCATGTATTCTCGCGATCATTCCTCACCAACACCTTTTGAAACGGCTTGAATGGGCACTTAGGTTCAACAACCTTAACAGGCTCTACTTGCAACGTTTCGGGGTTGTACTTGCCGCCGTAATGCTTCTCTGCTGCTGCGATAAACAATGTTTTTTGTTCATCATTTGCCTTTACGAAACATTCTGTGTCGCACACTTCCTCTTCGCCAAAGGTGTGGTCTTTGTAGTAGTTGATTGTGGTGTTAAACTCTGTGTAATCATCATTTGCCCAGCCGTCGAAGACTGCTATCATTTCGTTGTGAGGGTTGCGTACTACGTCGCCATGCTTAAAGAACTTAGACCAGTCTCGCATTTCACAAGAAGGGAGGAGCATTACTTCTGTGTCTTCAATGTCGGCGTAATAAAAGCCGTTTTCTGTAAAACTTCCAAAGGGAGAGAGCGGGAATTTTGATAACACCTTAATAGGGAAGGTGTTATCAAATACTACTTCTTTAAATTTCACCTCACCAAACAGCGGCGAATACAGCTTTGTGCCTTTTGGCATATCGCGGAGTATTTCCGCAATGTTAATCTTGTTCTCCATTTTCTTGCTCCGTTTCTTTTGATTCGTATTTACGTATGTAGGCTTCAATTATTGCCTGCTGTAAGCCTATAAGTTTCAGCGCCTCTCGGTAGTCCGCCTTCAACTTGTTGTATATCGAATTTCTACCAGTGAAGTACCACATACCACAAACGCAGGCAAAACAAAGGATAAATAATGCTGTTCCCATTGTTCTTCGGTTTATACATCTTTAACACTATTGAACACTGTCTTTATCGGTGTAAGTCTTAAACCGCCCAGACAAGCGTCACTATTGGAATCGTCTTTGAAAGTGTATGAGATGGTATCTATGAAACGTGTCATCTCGACCTTTATTTCTCTACCTCTGTACTCGCTGTTGAGTTCTGCGACTACGCTTTTAAGCACCTCAAAAAGCATAACTGGAGTAAACTTCTCGCTAAACACAAACTCTGCATTTCTAAAAGCTTTCAAATTGTATGCAAGATCCTGCGTCTTTTTGTTGTGAACGCTACATCTCGGGCGCTCGCAGTAAAATATTTCTTCTGCCATATTATTGTATTATTAGTGTCTTAATATGTGCGCCTTCACTGCCTTGTGAACCAGGTGTGGCTGCGCCTTGTTAAACTCCTCTACAAACCAACGTTCATATTCGTCGTGGAAACGTGGTCTGCGGACTTTTCCAATCGGGGGGGCAAGATGTCTGCGGCAATCTTCGCCCCATTGTCTAATGTCAGTACGGCTTTCATAGCTTCCCGGTTCTAAACCCAAGCTCCTTTGCTATTGCAAGAAAGTCGGAGAGCTTGTCGGGTGATACACTGGTCTGCTTGCCTTGCGAACAGACAACGCCATCTTCAACCTTGAAGTAGATATTGCCATCCATGTTGATGTAGTAAATCTCACTTTCCATATTACTTCACCTCCATATTGATTAAGTCGTCAAAATCTTCTTCAGATTTGCAGTCGTAGCAGTAAGTCAGCGTGCCGTCAGCGTCCTTTGTGAGCATCATTATGCTGTTCGTATCGTCCAGCAAGTCGATAAACATATCTAATCGGGAAACACCCACATTATAATTGTTTTTAAGCCAGCGATAACCCGCATACATACAAGATGTACGGAACGATTCTTGAATACTTGTGTCCTCGTCGAAGCGAACGAGCACTTGATTATGTCCTCTTATGATAGCCCACACATCGCGCAGCCTACCGACAAATTCCTTGATTGTTTTCTTTATATATGTTGTTAGTTTATTAATGTTTAAACTTGTACGAAAAACATCCACCATTACATTCTGACATAAAGTATTTGCACTTGGCACAAGACGTGTCTTTTAGAGAACGCCATCTGTCTATTATTTCAAAAGCTATAAAATTTGACAGTTGCGCAAACGGAATAATAGTGCCGTCCTCTTTGAAGATGTCTATAGAATGACCGTCATATTGCGGACAGGTTCGTGCCTTGAAGTCGGCAGTAATCAATGGAGTTTTACGCTCTATGGGATTGCATAGAAACAGTTCTTTATCGTCATCTATGTTTCTTCCACATAATACATGTATTTTCCGTGCCATGCCTTCTGGTAAACAGCATTTCGGGTACTTGTGGTCAACACCAAATTGATAATCTGGATGCGTCAGTGCAAAATCAAGAATTTTATCAAATTGAGGGAGCACATCCTCTTTGTGTTTGAATATATTTAGTGTGCAGTCCAGGGTAAGGTTGAAAAACACACTTCCATCAACCTCTTGAACCTCCTTGTAAATCCTCTTAATCTTTTCGATCAGTGCGTCTATATCGGCATTTCTGCCAATAACTACCTCTGTCGCCAATGACGATTGCTTCAGCCATTTGGGGTCTATGTGTTCCAAGTGGCGGAAATTAACATTCAGCCCCTTATCTTCTGAAAGCGGTATTTGAGAGAGTACATCCCTGTTCAAGCCGTTTGTGTATAGAGTGATTTTGTCAAACAAAAGGTAAGCGTAATTCCATATTTCCACAAAGTCGGGATGAATAGTCGGCTCTCCACCAAAAACGCCCAAACTTTTTACTTGATTTTTGGCGCAGTAGTCAAGCAGTTGTTTGCACTTCTCGGTATCCATGTGTCTATTATTTCTACTATGCTTGTTAAAACACCACGGACAGGAAGCGTTGCACTCTTCAGTTAAATAAATTCTGACGTGTTTCATTTTATGTATTTTATATGTTTGTCGTTACATGTTAAAGTTAATTTCCTCGGCAGGAACCATTTTAAACGACTTGACGTTCTTGAAGAGAATAATATCGCCGTTCGTGGTTGTAATATCAACTATTTTTTTATCAGCGCATGGATACATCTCCGCAATCACATCTGCTGATATAATAGTCGGCATGGTATCACCTTTCTCGAACACCAAAAGAAAATAAGGTTTGCTGTTTTCGTTTGCCATGTTATTGTCCTTTTTTTGTTACAATTTCCAGTGCACCAAGCAAAGTCTTTTCGCTAATTCCGTTGCCGGATGCAACGCCATCTTCCTTGATAGAATTGAGAGCTTCTTTGAGACATGTGATATCAGAGGCGAGTTGTTTTATGAGGACACTCATTTTCTCGTCTACATTTCTCACGTCGTCACGATTGGCGTTTACCGAGGTTAGTATCTTGACGCAACACTCCTCGATATAGTCCTTTAACGTTGCTTCGTGCTCCTTCTTTATCTCCTCGACAATAGCCGACGAACGAATAGGGAATATGCCAAAATCGCACTTTATTCTGTCATTTGGTGTTTTTTCGTTTCGGATGCGCACATCGCGTAACTCCCTGGAACAGCTACCTATCTTTACAAGATAAACTCCTTCTCCATGTGAGTAATAGTCAAGAAAATAGCGTTCGTTCCCAGTAAAGGTTTCGCTTTCTTCGATTACACCCAAAATCGGTATTCTTACTTCTTTTTCCATGAGTTTGCTTTCTTTTGTTTCGCCAGCATACGCTTGTACGCCCTACGTTCAGCTCGCGTCATGCCGTCCTTTTTGATTTCGTAGACTTCTTTATCCATTGTTCATGTGCTAAAGCTTATTATGTTCGTTGTATTTCGCAGAGTTTCCGTGAAGAAACCCTATTGTATAACCCAACGAGCCTACCACAAAGGCGACGTAGGCTACGAGTAATATTATTCCTGTTGTCATTGTTATTTTGTTTTATTGCACCACAAGTCGATTTCGATATATGCCCCTGCCCATATCGCTTCCTCGGCTGTTGCGTCAGGATGCTCGCTTAGCCATTTCTGTATTTCGTCTTTCAGTGCCATTTGTTGATGTTTTAGGAGTCCATTCTATACCGAGCCTCGCAAGCGTGCCGTCCTTGTAGGCGTTGTATGCCATCTTCGCTTGCAGGCAGTTGGGGTTTCTGTCAGCAGCTTTGATGGCTGCGAGGAGGTTGTTACGTTGCTGTTCAGCGCGTGTGAACTCTATTTCCTCTCTGTGCCGTTGCGCTTCCAGGCGTTCGCTTGCCAAATCGGGTTCAGTAATCCTGGTCTTAATGGCTTGCGGTTTCGGTTCGTTTGGAGCTGTAATGCCGCTCTCTACAAGCCGCGAGAAGTTCTCGGGTTTCAGCAGCCAGTTGAAATCAGCAACCCATTTTGACGGGTTTTTGCCATTGAGATAAGGGTCTGCGAGAGCCTTGTCAAGTACCTTCTGTAATGCCTTGTTGTCATTGTTATATTCCGCAAGTCGTTCCTCGATCAGCTTCTTGCGGTAAGGGGTGATGTTGAGCACCTTCGCCATTGAGGACTTCGTTTCGTCCACACGGCGGTTCCAGTAGGCAACGAGCCTTTCGTAGTCTACCGTTGCGGTCTTTTCCTGCAATACAGGACTTGCCACACCTTTGGGCGCGCTTGTCTTGTGCGTGCTTTTGCTTTTATTACGCTTCGCCCAACGCTTGCGTGCGTTCTCTTTGTTGCGCTCGCAGCGTCTTTTGTATGAGTCGCGTTCCGCGTCCACGTCCGCCTTCAGAAAGGCGAACGCGACACGAACGGCTTGGTCGGCATCCTCGGACAACATCGTGCCGTCGGACGCGTAAGCAAATACAGCCCTCATAAGCTCGCCAAGTTGTATGTTGGTCAGCTCCTTAAAGGCTTCCATGTTTGACAAATCGAGGGAAATTCTGTTTTTCATAACAATGACTTTTATTTAGTTTGTAGGGCAGGGAACGACCCTACCCTACTATGATAGCATTTAGGTTGGCTTGCGCCCACAGAACGTACTTGCGAACGTTAAAAGGGCAGTTGGTCAGTTCCTGCTGACGGTGCGGGCTGTGCTCCTGATGCAGGTGGCTGCGGAAACAGGGTACCTGGTTGCGGTGCGGGAGATGGTTGTGCAGCCGACTGCCCAGCCGAAGCATGGTTTACGACGTTCCATGCTCTAATTTGGTTGTACCAGCGTCCGTTGTATTCGTGAGCGTCGATGTCGATTGACACCGTGACCATATCGCCCACTTTGAGATTGTACTGTTCGACACGCTCCGCGCCGAACACATCGAAGGCGATGTTCTTCGGTGTCTGCTCGTTGGTCTGCAACACATAGGTGTTGACCTGCCACGGCTTGCCGGTTGACTGCGACGTGCCACTTTTTGGTGGCAGAGCCGCTATGATTTTTCCTACTACGTCCATGATAATTTTTAGGATTTTGACTTGTTGATAACTTCTTCCACGAAAGCGTTCGCGAGCTTCACGCGCTCTTCAAGTAGCGCGATGTCCTCGTCGTTGCGTGGAATGTTTACGATGTGTATGGGGTTCAGAAGCCACGGCGAATAGGAAACAAAGTCCGTTTCCGTCGCACCGGTGCAAGCCATCTCCGCCATTGTCTGCCAATAGTATTCGGGCTTGACTTCTTTCAGTGATGCGCCGTCGTGTATCTTATCCACATACATCATGTGTGTTGCGATGTTCGGGCACTTGATTTCCAAACACTTCAAGTCCGCGCCTCTTACGATGCCGTCGGGCGATGCTGCGAAGTGCGGAATTGTATCATGTGCGCATGATGCAACCTCGAACACCTCGACATCGTTGTTGAGCTTGATGTATGTCTCTCGGGCGTACTGCTCCTGCTCAATGCCGAACTGCATAGCCTTGGAGGTGAAGTTTGTCTGATGGAGATAATCATCAAACACATCATCATCGTTGAGGAAGTCGGGGTTGAACATGCGCTCGGCGGCTACCTTGTACATATAGCTCTTTGCCGTTTCGGACCACACCTCGTCTTTCTTGCGACCCGACTTCATAAGATTGTGAACTTCGGAACCTGTGAAATTGGAGAAGCGACTGCGGTACCAGGCGATACTTCTTTGTTCTACATTATCGGTAATCATGCCTTAGTCTCCCTTCTTTACAGCGTTGGCTACTGCGATTTCGGCTGCTTTGGCTGCGATGTTCTCCTTCTTCTCGCTTTCGAGGTTGTCAATGTATTCGGGTGCAAATGCGTCGATGTCGAGGTCCTGGATGTCTGACGAGTTTACGTTTACCACGGCCTGATCGAAAGTGACGGCGTTCTGCATCTCGATTGACTTCGGAGCATACTTCAAGATGGACTTGAGGACGGTCTTTTGCGCCATAGCGTCGAAGTCGGACTTCCACGGAGATGTATATCCCGAGCGATATGCCTGCGAGAACTTGTCAGCGTGCGCCTTTACACGTTCGACATCCCAATATGCAACCTTTGTAAATCCGTTCAGAAGTTCGAACTTTGCCATGTAGCCGACGATTTTGTCGGACTTTCGCTGTTTCTTGTCGAATACATAATCCTCGTCGAACTCGTCGCCCGAGATGTATTCACCTTCGTGTACCGGCGCAGCAAGGATTTTCTTGAATTGTCCGCTACGCTGGCAGAGCTGAAGTAAGCCGAGGTAGCCAACCTGGAACTGCGCCTTGCTGCCGTAAGGAATGATATAACACTGACCCAATGTAGGGATAACCTGGAGCTGCATGGTTGCAGCCACCATTGCTGCGCCTATAATGCTCATCGGTTCTGCCTTGCGAAGCTGCGGGTTTCCGTTAGCTACACTGATGACCGAACTCATAAAGCTGTTTGCCATCTGCGGACTGCTCCAAACCTCATTCAGCTTGCCTACGACCGCAGGTGAGTGCATCAACTCGCCGAGAGTGGCGTTTTTCTGCTGCACCGTTACTTGTGTATTATCCATTTGTTATGCTGTTTTTATAATTATGCTACTTCTCGAACACATCGAGTATCTTTGTTTCTACGAGGCGCTTGATCTCGTATTCTATTGCCGTATTGAGAAACGCGTCTACGACATATCGGCGTGCCGTTTCGATATTCTCTGCCTGAACGAGGTAGTTGACGTTGTTCTTCTTCTCCTTGCCGGTGCGCTCGTCAAGCGTAATTATCGCGACGGTTGCACGGAAGAACTTGTCATCGTCTTCGTCCTCAGAGAAGAATACCTCGGCGTACGGAGCGATTGCGATTTTCTTCACGTCAAACTCGCCCGAGCAATACGGTTTCATCTCCTCTGTAATTCTCTGTTCCGCTTCTGCAAAGCTCAATGCGTCCACGGCGTATGCTTCCGTAGCGATATTGTTTTCGCCACCCTTTGAACGCTCGTAGCGTACCGTGGTCTCGTACCACACTGCTGTTCTTGATCTCATTGCCTTATGTTTTTAGAATTAGTTACTGATACTTGAAGAAGATAAACCCGAACGCATTTTCATGTATTCGGTTAATACCGAGGTTTCTGTCGATGGCAAGGCAGTATTTCACCAGGTCACACGCTTTCGTGTGCGGCATCTTGATAAACGTCTTGTGCTTCTCTCGGAGTTCCTTTATCTTCTGTATGTGCAGCTCTGCTCGTGTACGTGATTCTGCACTTGCGCCCGACTCTCGTTCTCGGATGCGCTCATATACTTCGCTTATGTTCATTCCTTATGTTTTTAATCATGCCGCCATTCCCACTGACAGCAACAATATTTTGACTTTGGGTCTCGCTTCGGGTCTTTGCACATCTCGGGCCAGTTGCCCCACATGCAGTCGTGACATCCTTTTGTTCTACCCATGAGCTACATCTCCTTTTTCGTGTTATTGTCGTCACAGTCAACGAGGTACTCGACCGCAGCCTGGGTGACTGCTGCGAATACGACGAGCAAAAGAACTATGATGACCGATGAAAAAACAATTCCCATAATATTCAGTCGTTTTTAAAAATAGAGGGATTGCAGGGATTTCAACCCTGCTCGGTGTGTTTTGCTCCCAGAGGTTCGGTACATGACAGGCTTAAAGAGTGTTACAAACATAGATGAAAAGAACCCGTCACTCCTTGCTTGCAGCGTTCATGGCTTACAGGTGCCCATGACACAATCCCGAAGTAATCAAAACAAAAATCTCCAAAAACGGGCGGGACTCACACCCGCAAGCCGTCCTTGTCGGCTTGGTTTTAATGGTTGGTAAATAATATATGAAGAACTAACTTTGCACTTGCTCAAACGTCAGTCCGCAGGATTTTGTGTAGTAATCTTCCTTGCCGGAGCGTTTCGTTTGTTCGTCGTAATAGAGCGTGAACCTACCACCTACCTCAATGTCGCGGAAGTAGTTGCGCATATTCACCAGATACCATATCGCCTTGTACGCCTTGGTGGGTCGCATCGCAATGCGTATCTTGGTTTTCTGAGGCATCCCCGACATTACACGAAACCGCTCCATCATCCATGTGCGCTTTTTTGTTTCCATGCTTTTTCGTTTGGCCTCGGGATTTGTCTTGATTGTGTTTGCGATACAACCCCGTGCCTTTTTGAGTATTCGGGCTTTCGTCTCGTCCGTCTGCTGGAGGTTCAGTTTTTTAACCCAGTACCAGACGCTGCCGCTGCAAACGCCGTGTCTTGTGGCTATCTCCCCGGCAGAAGAATACGGGTATTCCCGAATTGTTATGTCTTTTAGCCATCCCTTGTGGCTGTAGATGTTCGTTTGCTTCACGTTCGTTTCTTTTTAGTTAAAAAAAATAATGTGTGCTATCCTCACGAACGGCACGCACAACTACTCTTTGAATAATATTCACTAACCAATATTAAAAAAGAATTAGAAAGCAGGAGGAGAGACTGGAATCGAACCAGTATCATAATCCCGGAACTCGTATAAAGTTCCGAGGACTTCGCCTTACCAATCGCGCACTCTCCTCTTTTATATAATATGACAAACACTAAATAAAGTCTCTGCCTATTGTTTTCCGCACCTTTATAGACCTTTTCCGGCGCGTCGTCTTGCGCAATTCGATTGCGCAGCCTACTGCGTTCCTTTTCGCTTTGCCTGTGCCGGCAATTCAGAGTCCGGCATGGTTCATTCTATCCGTTGCACGGCTTTCGCTACCTCAGGAGACGCTTTAGCAGGTCTTTCGTTACTCAGCATCCTCGGGCGGCGGTCTTGGATTGTTAGTCTCGCGTCGTCCTATATGCTTTTCTTCTGTGTGTCAACAAATCAAAGAACGTCTTTACTTTGTGGTCGGAAGCGGTGCGACCCGCAAGAACTTTCCGAGGCTCGGGCATTAGGAATTTATTCAGCAAATGGCATCATCCAGAATATTTAAAGCTTAAAAACAGACAACTGTGCCCTATCCGTAGTTCTCAGCACTTCTAATCGTGCGTTCCGACCTTGTTAAACCCGCTTGTCTTCGCAGATTTGCGGGGGAATTTTATCAAATAATAACTTAAATCAACTACAAACTGTTTTCCACCAAAAACAATAACAACAAATTAAAGTCGCGGAGGCGGTTACGACACCTGCATCTTGTGGGATGAACTGCTTATTTAACTTATGACTGACTAATTATGAGCGATGTATTTAACCCTATGAAAGAAATCTGACCCACACGTGCTTACCTTTGCACCACTCCGCGTTTTTTGAAAACCCTGCGACCACCTCGCGACGACCGCAGGTTTCGTTTCACGCTTGAAACATGTTTGTTTAACAATTTAAATTATAACCTTATGAAAAATAGACTTCTAAGTGTAGAAAAATCGTCTCGCGACGAAGCGATTAAAATATCGCCGAAACAAAAGTCTTTAAAACCATTATTGTGAATGTACTATTAACTCTAACATACTCTATTGTTCTCAATGAGCTTGTCAATGTCGCGCTTGCGGTAGAACACCGTTGTGCCGACCTTGAAGAACGAGATACGTCCGCTTGAACGGAGGTTCTTGAAGAAGTCCATGCCCACGCCGAGGTACGCTTGCGCCTCCTTGTTCGAGAGCCATATCTTCTCAACCTGTGTTACTGTCGCCTGTTTCATAATCTTTCTTGCTTTAAGTTTGGTTTATGTTGTGACGGCAGTACCGTCCGTTACCAGCGTCTGACGTATCCGAGTTCATGTGCTCGTTTGCGTATGAGGTTCTGAATGTCCGAGTCGCGTTCCCATTGCAGGGCGCGTCGGACTGTTGCGACCCCTACTCCGCAGTCCTTTGCCAACAGAATTTGGCATCCCTGTCGAAGTTTTATTCTTTTTCTCTTTGTCATTTCGACTATAATTGCTATATTTGCATATTAAACATATATTGAGCGTTTTGCGAGCTGATTGGATTTGTTTCGCTGCGCTCTGTCAACGATTGCAAAGGTAGTAACAATTATCAAAATAACAATGTTTTTCTGATAAAATTGTTATCACCTTAACATCGTTTAACTTCGTGTATTATCGTCTTAACAATAAACGTCCTAAAATTAACAATTATGCAGCCAAAGAACAATACAAGCGCAATCGAAAGGGTTGATGCCCTTATCGCGCACATCGGAATTTCGCAAGCCGCATTTGCAAGAAGATGCGGTGTTGAGCCTTCAAACCTTAACAAGCGTCTGTCGGGCGAAGTTAAGTTTACGGATAATTACTTTGCAAAGATTGCCCACGCCTTCAACGTAAACTTCGAGTGGCTGCGCAACGGCATCGGCGAGATGTTTGCCGAAGAAAAAGCAATCGGCAAGGCGCAGTTCGCTGCCTTTAGTCAGATGCTCAACGCAAATGCAAGCCCTGTGTCGCAAAATGTCATCAGCGGTGATAACTATCAAGGCACGCAGACGATAAACGCTGTAGAGGGCAAAATAACGGCATTAGAGCAAAAGATAGAAGCATTGACACAACTGCTTGCGGAAAAAGACAAGCTGATAGCAAGTCAGCAGGCGTGGCTTGCCGATAAGGACAAGCTAATAACCAGGCAGGAGGTGGAAATAGCCGAACTTCGGGAACGCCTCAAGAAGAACTGACCCGTGGGACTCGCCCCACAAAGAGTCCCACACACCGCCCCAAACGACACTTAAAAACACCCCAAACCACCACTTTGGGGTTTGGGGCAACAAAAAAAGGAGGCTCAAAAAGAACCTCCTTACTATACTAAAACCACTGATTTTCAGCACTTTACAATCAAGAGCGGCAAGCGGGGTTCGAACCCGTGACCTCTGGCTTGGGAA